TGCTAGGGAAGATATCTCAGACTATCGGTGGATGGCAAGCAATACTATTTTTCAATGATGACAAAAAACTTTTAATTGGTACTTGACAGGCAGATATCTCTGCACGACACTTAGAACCGTGGCAAGCAGCCACGCCCATTTAACTACTCTCAGGAGAGACCAAATGAAAAACGCAAACATCCCCAACATTGGCTGTGAAGTAATGATGATCGCCTACAACGGCAGGTCAGTTCGCAAGTCACGCACTGAGGCCTTGATCACAGGCATTGTGGTCAAGACCACTAAGCAGTACATCCACATTCGCAGCTATGAAGACGACCAGGTCTGGAAGTCACCTGTTTACCTTCTTGGCGCAAACATCGGCTTTTAATCTACGGGGCTTCGGCCCCTTTTTGAATCCTCTCAGGAGATATCAAATGAAATACATTGCCTACTACCGAGTTTCTACCGACAAGCAGGGTGCCTCTGGCCTCGGCCTGGAGGCCCAGCAGGCTGCCGTGCAGTCCTACGCTGCCGACATCGTCCACAGCTTCACCGAGATCGAGTCTGGCAAGAACGATCACCGGCCACAGCTCCAGGCTGCCCTGGCTATGTGCCGCCAGACTGGTTCTGCCCTGCTCATTGCCAAGATTGACCGACTCTCACGCCAGGCTGCTTTTTTGCTCACCCTGCGTGACTCTGGCGTGCAGATCGTTGCAGCCGATATGCCCAACGCCGGCACCCTTGAGTTCGGTGTCCGAGCGGTTGTTGCCCAGCATGAGCGTGAAGAGATCAGCAAGCGCACCAAGGCTGCTCTACAGGCTGCCAAGGCCCGTGGCACTAAACTTGGTAGCCCTACCATTGACAGGGCACTAAAGGCCAGCATAGAGGCTAAGAAGGCTGCTGCCGCGGCATTCGATGCCCAGGTGCTGCCATTCATCAGGAAATTCCAGCAGGCTGGCTACAAGACCAGTCGAGCCATTGCCGATCAGCTCACCCTGGCCGGTGTTTCTACTTACCGTGGCGGCAACCGCTGGGGCCACGCCCAAGTGTGTGAAATTCTGAGGAGAGCTGCATGACATTCAAGATTGAAGTTACTTGTGAAAACGCAGACCAGGCTCGCACCTATGTGCAGGCCATGGAGCTGCGCTCTGCAATCATCGAAGGCATGGAATACCTGCGCCAGGTTCGTAAACACAGTGAGCATAGCCCTGAAACCATCGAAGTGCTGGACGACCTGGCCCAGAACTTTCGAGAAACCTTGGGAGATTACCTACTATGAAGAATGCTGACCGGGTCTATAAGGCCTTGCAAAAAGATAAGCAGACCATTACCGAGATAGCTCGTTTTTTGAACCTGCACCCATCTACAGTCGGAGGATGCATAGACTACTTGAAGACCCAGCACCCCATCGCAGAGCGCCAAGAAGGGTTGCGTAAGTACTTCAAGCTACCCAAGCAGAAGCTGCCACTATCCACTGGTGCAGGTGATCCTTGGGGCCATCTGAGAACCTGGGGAGAAAACAAATGACTGACTTCAAGCATCTTGTCCACCACGACAGCAATGGCAAGCGCATCTTCTACAAAGATCCACCGTTCTTGAGCAAGGTCTGGGACTGGTTCTGGTGCGGTGCCCTGCTGGCTTTAATCTACTTACTGCTTGTCTACTTAGGGGGGTAAATGAACTGTGAATGCGGAAACAAAACAGAAGTTCTCGAAACCAGAATCCAGCATCGTTTCGACCTTGGCCCAGTGGTTTTCAGGCGCAGACGGTGCCTCAACTGTGGGGAAACCTTCAAGACCTACGAAGTCCGACTCGACTATGAGCCAGGCCGAGTGGATTTTGATGACACTGAGGAAGAGACCGCTGACAGCACTTGATGCCCTGGAAGGTTGCGGTTGTATGCGCCTGGCTGCCAGGATCAATGACCTGAGAGCTGATGGCCATGTCATTGGCACCGAGATGGCCAGCAAGAACGGCAAGAAGTTTGCCAAATACTTTTTAATACAAGAGAGGGGAAGTCAATGAACGCACCACAAGCACAAGGTAAATTAACACCAGATGATCAACTGTCTGCCAGCCAGCTTGCAGCTCTGGCCGGGGCCAGCCCATGGTCGAGTCCCAATGATGTCCTGACCACCGTCACCAATGCCATCCTGGGCAAGCCAAGGGAGCCACTGGTATCTGAGGCTGCAGACTGGGGTACCGCCCTGGAAGGCCTGGTGGCCATGAAGGCTATGGAGAAGCTGGGCCTGACTGACTATCAGCTTGACCACCCGCAGGCCTACCAGCACCCGGTATTGCCCCTGGCCTGTTCGATTGATAGCACGGCAGAGGGTAATGGCCAGGTTGTCCACCACGACCCAGACAATGGCATCTATGTGATGAACGACAGTGGCCAGATCACGCTTGATGGCAAGGGTGTCGTGGAGATCAAAACCACGGCCACCGAGCCTGTCGATTCACCGCCGCTTTACATGGGGCCAATTCAACTTCAGGCACAAATGCAGATCCTGGGCAGGCTGACATGGGGTGCCGTGGCTATCCTGTTCCGAGGATCTAAGCTCCGCATCTTCCTCTTTGAGGCGCACCAACCCACCCTTGACATGATCCGAGACCTTACTCTGGACTTCAGCAAGAAGGTGGAGCAGTTCAAAGAGACCGGGGAGCTGGACTGGTACCCGCCCACCGATAACAAGGATGCCCAGCGCACCTGGGGTGACCGAGGCGATGAGGATGCACCACCGATCGAGCTGACCGGGGCCACAGAAGAGATCATTGAGGAGCTGCTCGACTGCAAGGCAGAGATCAAGCGTCTAGAGAACATCATTGATGACTGCGAGAAGAGCCTCAAGGAGCGTCTGCAAGAGCATACGGTAGGCACCACTGCCAGGTATAAGGTGACCTGGCCCATGCGGCACTACAAGGCCACAGCCGAGCGTGTCGTGCCTGCCAAACCAGCATCAACTATTCGCATTAATACAATCCAGATTAAGGAGATCAACTGATGCCATACAAAGATCTAGACAAGAAAAGAGAAACACTAAGACGCTACAGAGAAAAAAATAGAGAAAGAATCAGACTAAACCAAGCTGCTTATCGTGAGCGACACAAAGAGTTAATTAATGAGCGAATGAGAGAACTTTACCCGTCTTATAAAGAAAAGAAAAAACAGCATTATGAGGAAAATCGAGAAAAATATTTAACTTTGCTTAAGGAGTGGAAGAGAAAAAACCGAGATCATGTGCGTGCATATAACAGAAAATATTCGGCTCAACAAAAAGAGAATTTGAACTGGCTTTATGTTGCCAAACTTATTGCAAGGCACTCAAGTTTGGCTTTTGTTGATATCCCGCCTTCATTGATTGAGGCTAAAGCAGCACACATAAAACTACTTCGCGCATTAAAAGGAGCGTCCAAATGAAAAATGTAGATCAAGTAAGAGACCGATTGTCAGCCATCTTTGACCAGCTTGAGTCTGGTGAAATTGATGCCAAGAAAGCTGCGGAGTTCGCAAACCTTGCAGGCAAAATGATTAACTCAGCTAAGGTGCAAGTCGAGTATTACGCACTTAAAAATGAGACCCCGAATATTGCATTTCTAAATTCACAAACTGGAGGATCAAAATGACTAGCTTAACCACCACCGCAGGGTTTGCCCCTGCCAACATTACCGAGGCTATAAAATTTTCCGAGATGCTTTCCAAGTCCAACATGGTGCCACGCGCGTACCAGGGCAAACCAGAAGACATCCTGGTCTGTGTGCAGTGGGGCTATGAGATTGGCCTGGCACCCATGCAAGCCCTGCAGAATATTGCCGTGATCAATGGCAAGCCCAGCGTCTACGGTGATGCAGCCATGGCCTTGGTGCTGGCCAGCCCAGTCTGCGAAGGTATCGAGGAAACCATCGAGGGCGAGGGAACACCCAACCCGGTCGCAGTCTGCGTGGCCAAGCGCAAAGGCCGCAGCCCAGTGCGCTCCACCTTCAGCGTGGAAGATGCCAAGAGGGCAGGCTTGTGGGGCAAGCCAGGCCCATGGACTGCCTACCCCAAGAGGATGTTGGCCATGAGGGCGAGAGGTTTCGCTATAAGGGATGCATTCGCTGATGTCCTTAAAGGCCTCATAACAGCCGAGGAGGCCCAGGACTACCCAGAAGATAGGAAGCCAGCCAAGGTGGTCAACATCCCCACCAAGAACCCTCTGGATGCTCTAGCGGCCCCGCAAGAAATCGAGCCAGATGACAATGGCCAGCAGCAGCGCGAGGATGAGGAGCAGCAGCAGGCTGAAGAAGAGAGGCCAGCTACTGCCGAGGAAATCAAGCAGCAGTTTGAAGAGGCCGGTATCGAGGTTGTCGATGTCGAGACTGTCCAAGTCGAGGATTCACCCAAAGGTAACTGGGGGCTTTATGTGCCAGGCAAAGATCCACAGTGGTTGTCCACCAAGGCCGACTGGGCCAAGGCTTATTCAGAGCTGGCCGATAAAGTGGCATTGGCTGGCAGGGCTAGCCCCGAGAGTCGGATCGAGAAACTCAAGGAGCTGCGCCGGGTGAACGAACCCACCTTCAATAAGCTGGAACCCCTGGAGATCACAGTACACAGCCGCGGATTGAACACCAGGCTGCAAGAACTCCAGGCCAAGATTCAGGCCACCAGTCCTGGCAAGTAAACTGTCTTGCCATCTTTCCGGGTGGCCGTTAGCACTTGTTTTTTAAGGTTGGCTGGATCATAGCTAACATGAACCCACCCGGAATCTGGGATGCCAGGAGTGTAGAACTCCAGAATAAGCTGCTTGTGATCCAAGTGATCTGCAATGTACTGAGCCAGAACTGCATTCGCTACCCCCGGTATCTCAATATCCGCTGCCCGTCCCTGACAATGATCTGAGGTTGCGGAGCCGCCAACCTTGGCATTGACCAGTGGATGTCTGAACCCGGAGTTGACCTTAACACCCTTACCAAAGTGATCCCTGACGGGCTGGAGAACTGTTTCACAAAGTAGCTTAAGGTTGCCAATCTCAGTCTCCCCCGGTTCGTTAGACATACCAAAGCGCAGAGCTGTCTCTGACTTAGTCATCTCATGCAAGGTGAAGTTCTTAGTGAGGTTCATTTACGCCCCATGAGTTCAGTCTTCTGCCGTGATCCAGAGCTGCTACCCAGCCAGAATTGATACACGCTTGCAGTCTCCCTGGCCAGGACACCTAGCAACAGCATCATAATGTCGTCACCCGTCAGCTCAAAGTGCCCGGTGGCAGCGCCCAGCAAGAGAACAAAGAAGCCACCCACGGTGACCACGCTCAGAGCAGCAGGCACCCAGGAGCCAGACTCTGCCAACATCTGCCTGGCACTGGCTCGATCAGCAGCCTGCACTTCTTCTAGCTTGATATCCAGCTCACGCATCTTGACCTTGAGATTACCCTCGGCCTGCTTGATGGCAGCAATCTGCTCGGGGGTCATGGTGCCCGAAGTCAGCACCTCTTTGATGCTGTCTTGCGTAGCATTAGAGATACCCAGGGCAGAACCTATGGCCTCAACAGCCAGGCCACCCAAGGGGCCACCGATTAGTGCTGCAGCCGTTGGCGCGAGCTTGGCAAGAATGTCACCCATTCGCTACCCTTTCCTCTGGTATTGGAACGCATATTGATCTGTAGGCAGAGACATTGTCGTCTGCTTCCAGCAGATCTGAGACTGCCTGGTTGCGCTCCTCGCATACAGGCCTGGTGGTCAGGTAGCTGTCATGGATGAAGTTGCATTCACCACTGACCAGGCACATAAAAGTCACGGCAATAAACATGGCAAGCCCTCTTAAACTTTACTGCGCTTAAAGTTGAGATAGTCAGCACCCTCTTCTGGGCACCAAAAAATTTTAATCATGTCTGGATGGTCATCCTCGAGCGCCGGGTCAATGATCGTCATGCAGGCAGGGCTGAGAGTCTGGTCTCTGAAACCTCGCTCTTTTGCGTAGCTGTCGTAGATCTTATAGCTGGCAACCTGCACAGCATGGCAGATGCGCCCGGTGCTGGCATCCTTGATCACGCCATAGCCCGAAGTGTGCTTGTGGCCACTGACCGCTAGGTGGTCACGCATCCCCATCTGGATCGACTTCATCTGCCCATGGGCCGGGTTCCACTGGCTGTGGCCAGCGAAGTCATGCCGGGCATTCACAATGACCTTGCGCCCATTGGGAAAATTCAACCCAACCCTGCACTCAGAAGGTTGATAGATCGCGTCTTGCTGCCTGGCAATCCACTTGAGAGGATCGGCTGCGCCAGCCCAGGCATCGTGGTTGCCACCGATCATATAAAGCCATCGTGTTCTATTGATGAACCATTCGGCCAGCTTCCAGGCCTGCGCTGCCGTGGTGGACTGGTTGGCATAAAGCCTGGCCAGCCTGCCCACCCAGTTGTTGGTGGTGTCTCCAACATTGGCACCCCAGATGCCCTCAATCTTTGTCAGGTCTGAGTGCTTACGCAGGGTCTCCAGGTCAGTGCCATCGTCATCAACATGGGGATCACCAAAGTGCAAGATGCCAATAGGGCCATCGAGCCTGACCTTGACCTGGATCAGCTTGGTGGCTTCTTGGTATTGCTTCTTCTTGCCAAACTGTTTGATTCTCAGTTCGACCAGGTCATCAATATCTAGGTCATCATCAGGCAGAGCCATGACTGTAAACTCAGGGCCAGCCTTTTCTGCTGCCTGCTCAAGATCACCGAACCGGGTCTTGTAGTTTTCAATTCTGTTTTGGAATGTGGCCATCGGTATGCCAAGTCTTCTGGCACCCTTGGGCAGACTTTGAAATTCTTGGTATGCCTGCCACGCCTCGATGCACTGCTCGTCTGTAAGTCGTTTGCCCCTACCCAAAATTAAGATCTCCAAGTATGGTTTTCTTCTTGATCATCCCCGCCGGGATCTGGATCAGGTTGGCCGTATCGCCTGGGTACCAGGTCTGTGCAATCAAGACACCCTCCTTGCTGCTTTTGAGTAGGAATCCTACCGTCCAGCAAGATTCAAAGAGATTCTCTGGGCTTGCACCAAATTGCCAGCCATCGTAGTGCGCTGCATCAATCCATTCCACCAGCACAAGGTCTGGGCTTTTTTGATTCGGCATGGCATTCCCCCATGAAAGCCACAACTAAAGCATAAGATTATGACTAGATTATTAACCGAATCATTATGTAAATCAAGAAGATGCCTGCGCCAATTACCGCAGATGCTAAAGTGATTTGCACCCCGGTCTGTATCAGGTTCTGCCTGCGTATCTTCTGCTCTTCAATAGCTTGAAGTCTTTTCGCTTTGATGTCGCGCTGCAACTGGTAGAACCGGCGCAAGGCATCCAGTCCACCCAGACGCTCAAGATCACCGTATAGGAAACGCTCACGCAGCTCTGCCCTCATAGTGGCCAGCTTGTTCTCGGCCTCCAGAATGGCCATGGCCTCTGCTGCATCGTCATTAAACTTGAGCTTCTTGAAGAGCGGTGGCTTAGACTTCTTGCTTGTGATCGCCTGCTCGAGATTGTCAACAGCGTGTGCCCATTCGGAGAGCTGCCGCCAGACACCTTCAGCTTCCTGGCCAACCTCGACAACCTTCTTAATGCCTGCCCAGATCGCAGAGACAGCAGCCAGGGCAGTGATCGGATCGATGATCCCTCCTAGAGCTTAAAGGCTATCGTCAGCAGGCTGACAATGATGGTGGCCGCAGATCCCATAAGGATGGTTTCAATCCGCTTGAGCCTGGCGTTGCTGGCCTCAAACTGTATCTCAATCTTTTCGTAACGCATGGCACAGACTGCTTCATGCGTATCAAGTCGGGACTCTACCGTGGCCACTTCTCATCCTTTCCTTAAGGCAGTTGAGGTTCAACCCAAGCATTAGCTTCATCACTCCAATCAAGCCAAGCTAATAAATCTTCGTCCCATTTGTATAACTTGGGAGGATCGCCAGTATAAATATCTTCAGGGGGAGGAACCGGGGCATCCCATCCTGCAATACTAGAGTTAAACGTCCAAGAGGGGAATGGTTGCGGAGGAACAAACGCATCAATATCGGCGTTGTATGTATACCCAATGCCAGCATAATGTTTGCGAAAGTTCTTGTTATAAGAAGTCTGCTTCCATGTACCACCAAAAAGATTTTCAAGAAACGCCTGTCCAAGATGCTCTTGTTCAACGCCATTAGCATCTAAAAGCTCAGAATTGGCAATGACATGAATCTCAGTCACGACATTGTTTTCATCTAATTTTGCAAAATGCGCCATTTTTACCCTCTAGCTGAATCAAGTTTTAACCCGGTTAAATTCATTTCTTCACCAACTATTCCAACTGGGAAAGTGTTAAAAGAAAGGCTAATTCTTGTGTTGTGACCCTGAACTGTTTCAACCATGTGAGCAAGTGACGATGGGAAAAGAATCAGATCACCAGTACCCACTTCAAACCACCAACTTTCAGAGTTCCAGACATTCCATTCCGCTGGAGGCAATTTAACCATCTGGTAGCCATCACGATAAAAGTAAATCTTGTCTGTCTCTTTGTTAGCTTGTGGATAAAAGACCCCAGATACAAACGAGTTAGGGTGTTCATGTTTATGGTGGTACTGCCCCGGCTCTGTGTAATTGCACCAACTTTGTGTAATCCGAAGGTTTACATTGTGTTTAGGATTGTGAACGGTCTTAAAGTAGTCCGATACAGAAGTTTCAATAAAGTCCCGCAGTTTAGTTAACTCTTTGTTATTCAGAATTGTATGATTTGTAGAAACCGTGTTACCGACATTGTTGCTTGTTTCTTGACCCTTTATAAACGAGATTTCTGTTTTAGTTAAGTCGCGCTCTAAACAATAAAGTCCTACAGGTGTTGGAAATAAGTTTTGTATCATTTTTGTTGACGCATTTCTTTAATTTGTTCGGGTAGCCATATGGTGTTAATTGACTCTTCAAACGCCTTAATTTTTTCCATTGTTTCTTCAATTTCTTGCCAAGTGGGTTTGGGTCTAGGATCATCCCAAAGCGTTATTTCTCCATTAGATACTTCCCACTTGGCCCTTGGGCGTAACAAATGAATTGCAGTATTGATGCCAAAAAGTTGATACATTTTTTCCATTTCAAAAAGTTATTGAGCCACTACCAGTCCATTTGTAAATTTTATACCCGCCAGAAGTTGTAAATGTAGGCGATCCAGTTGTTGCTGATGCGTCATCGTAATTATCTGCATAACGAATAATGACAACGCCAGAACCTCCATTTTTACCCTCAAGTGGGTTTGGATTACCACCCCCACCGCCGCCACCACCAAGATTAGTTGCTCCAGCGGTTGCGGCATTTCCATTCCATCCCCCATTGCCTCCAACCCCGGAGCCTCCGGGGGCCG